CTTTGGCTGCAGCCGCAGCTTGTAGCCATCTCGACTGATATACCTCAGCGGCCTTTGAACCTGAGTCACCTGTTTCTGCAAACAGACCTTTGAGCTTTTCAAACTGGTCTTCCATCTCAGCCAGTAAACCTTCACCGCCGCCGATATTGAATGCATCACTAAGGTTCCCTAATGTTTCTTGGAGGAATCCTTTAAAATTATCAGCGTCTATTTTGCCTTGAGCAAATGCAGCCTGAAGCACATTACTGAGGTCATCCCCTAACGTGCCTTCAATTATATCAGGCACCGATATAGGTTTTAAGAAACTTAACATTTCCTGAACTTTAGCGGGTAGGAAGTCAAACATATTATTCAACAAGCTAATAAAGGGGCGTGCTATGTCGTTATTGAACTGAGTTACTAACGATTTCTTGAATGCATTGTATACACCTGTAGCCACACCAATCGCAGTCTCTTTGAATACGACGATCGCTACTGCAAGTGCAACAAAGCCTCCTATGATTAAACCAGGCACGCTAAGAATTTTTAACATTGCTGTGCCTATCATTCTCCCCATAAACACAGCGGCCGTGGCAACACTTTTCATGACAATAATCAAAGCGCCTAAACCAATCGCGAGTAAACCAACACCAATAAGAACAGGGCCTAACACTACTCCAATACCCGCAGCAATAACAATCCATGCCTTCGTACTAGCATCTAGCTTGCTGAAAGAGAGCGCGGCCTTATCTATAGCTTTGGTAAATTTAGTAATGAGGGGCACAACGACAGGGAGTAGTACATCGCCCAATCGTACCATTGAATTATTTATTCTAACCATACCTTGATTGAATTTGAAGCCCGACTCTTTTGCAACAACGTTGAACGCCGTGTCTAGTGTTTGCACACCATCTTTAGCTAGAGCTTCAAATATTTCTTTTGTTATAGCCGCGTTCTTACCGACAAGACCTAACACACCAGTCAAGGCGCGAATGTTAGGAAATATTCTAGTCATCTCGACCCCAGTGGTATCGACCTTTGCTTTTAATTGGGTGAGTACATTTAACAACCCACCAGGCTTTCTCAAGTCTTCTTGAAGTGTTTCTAAACTAAGACCCATTTCTTTAATGGCAACTTCCGCGTCAGGGGTGACCTTAGTTAAAGATGACATAGTTGCTTTAAGACTGGTGACCGCTTCTTCAGCAGGCAAACCCAGGCGGGTCATTGCTGCGATGGTTGCGCCTACTTGATCAAACGATACACCTAGCTCAGCAGCGATAGGTAACACCTGACCCATAACACCCGCGATGCTCGCCGCTTCAGCCTTACCTTCTCGCACTGTACCTACTAGAATTCCAATAGCTGTACCCGCATCCAAGTTAGCAGCGCCATAAGCGTTAACAGCACTTGTCGCAGCGTCAGCGACGACTTTAGTATCCCCCAGTCCTGCGGACGCAGCTTTAGCAGATTGTTCTAACAGCGTCATCGCTGCGGAACCTCTAACACCAGCAGACGTAATAAAGAATAAACCCTCAGCAAGTTCGTTAGGGCCTTTACCTACAGCAGGGCCTAACAACAAAATTTCTTCGCGCCAAGATTTAACTTGGCTTTCTGCAACACCAACAAGACCCACTATGCGGGACAAACTTAAATCAAAGTCACTAGTGACTTTACCAATAGCTGCACCAGCTAACAACATAGGCGCTGTTAACTTAGTGGAAAAACTTTTACCTATAGATTGAAGTTTCTTGCCCACACGGTCGAGAGACTTGGCCATGCGGTCAGCCATGCGGCCTGTAATCTTTGCAGCCTCCTCAAGTTGACGCTTAAACTTAGCAAGGTCTACGTTTATTTCTACACTAGCTTCACCTAATTTAGTTGGCACCTAGCTTCTCCTTTAACGCTTCAAATTCAGACATGCTAAGCGGTTCGTTTATAGATGTACCACTAGCTTCGTCCTCTACTCCGTGCAGCTTCGCCAACCCATGTGCAGCACATTCAATTTCTATTAGGGAGGACGCCCAAAATGTATCAGGCGTCCATTGTAATTTGCCAAGCCCTAACTCCATCAACGCTATCCAATCAAAACCTACTTCTTCTTGGCCCTCGTTGCTGCTTTGTGCTTTGGGGATTTATCTTTATTTTCCCCTTGCATGTTAATTGCTTCCATAGCCTTACTGAATGCTTCAACCGCATCCAAGTCCATAGATTCAATATCTGAATCGTCAACGTCTTCACCGCCGCCGCGAATCAGAGCGCCTAACAGTTGAATGAGTTGGCGGATCTTAAACTTCTGACCTTCAAAGATGGTAGACAGTTTGGAGATGTCTTCAAGTTCAAACACATCTTCCAATTCTGCCATCGCGCCCAGGCTCATTCTCATTTTGTAAATGCGTAGATTCCCGGCCTTATCCAAGGCTTCAAATTCTACTTCACCTCTTCTTTTATTTGCCATTTGAGATCCTCCTCTCCAATGCCGTTAGTTAAAGCGGCCTATTAAGCCGCTGCGAATGTTACCGCCCCTGAGCTTGACAGTGAGATACTATAAGTCACCTCGCCGTTATGCTCACCAGATTGTTCACATGATGCAACTTGGAAGCTGCCTGTATAGGTATCACCAGACTCAAACTCAAGAACAAACGTGTTCAACGTTTTCGCAATTGCGTAGCCGCGAACGGCGATCATGTTGCTGTTGTCAACAAACACACCCGACGCTGAAACGCTCATGCTTGTAACGCCTGCACCTGCTAACAACGTGCGCCAGCCTGCGGAGTCCTTGTTGGTGACATCAACTTCTTCACCGTTGAGAGTAAATGAGGTTGAACGCATTCCTGCGACTGCCACACCTGCGACTTTCAATAAAAATGCTAAACCTTTTTCAGCCATGATGTTTCTCCTTACACGTTATCAATTAAAGCGATTGCACCTGAGCTTGACAGCGAAATGCTGTAAGTGACTTCGCCGTTGTGTTCGCCTGCCTGTTCAACACTGCCGACCTGGAACAGCCCGAAATATTCATCACCACTTTCAAACACGAGGCTATAATAATCCAGAGCTTTAGTAATAGCGTCAACCCGCATTTTCTGCAAGCCAACGTCATCTGCGTACACGCCTGACGCGGATATTGAAAAATTAGTAACGCCTGCGCCTGCTAACAATTCACGCCAGCCTGCGGAGTCTTTAGTTGTGCGGTCAACTTCTTCACCACTAGCAGTAAATGAGGTTGAACGCATTCCAGCAACTGTGGTCATTGCATGGCCTGTGGTTGTACCTGTGCCTGCATCAGCCAGCGCGATGTTAACAGTCCCAGCAAGAGCCTTCGCTTTAGTAGCAAAGATCTCAAATGAGTTAGTCAGGATTGTACCTGCGTAATAAAGCTGGCCTACCGTTAATGCTGCGGGTAAAGCGCCGCCAACGTTGGTGAATATGATCGGAGCGCCAGCAGATAGCCCATGCGCCGTATAGTTGCAAAGGTCGCCAACCGCAGTGAACGTTACTGTTACACCGACTGGAGCCTTCTTCAGTAAAAACGCCGCACCTTTTTCAGCCATGATGTTCTCCTATAATTCCGAAAGTAGTAAATCAACGGTCAACACACGACCGAACATGTATTCTTCATCAAGTGGTATTGGGCCATTTACATTTACATATATCGTTTTGAAGCCCGGAATCACAATGCTGCCGCGATGAAACAACGTACGAACTCTTTCAGCAAGAGCTTCTATATCTGTGTTGTTTCCATCAGCTGGTGCATAGCACCTTATGTCTCGAGTAATTCGTCTTCCAGTGACATCTTTACTGTCATTTGGAGTACTAACAATTTCACCCGCTGTTATAATATAAGTACCAACTACTCCTTTTGGGACTGGTTGGTATGTAAATATGTTTGCTCTACCATTAAATTCCTGGAGATATGTAAGGACTACGGCATCTCCTACCAACAAATCATAAAAGGGGGCAGTAGTAATACTCATTCCGACAACATCCTGACAATGGCTTCTCTATGTAAAGTCAAGGGAGGACGTAAAAACGGCCTAGGCTCCATATCACTTGTGCCAAATTCCAATGCCAAGGCCTTGTCTGTTTGTGTGCTGCCATAAAACCCTCTAACCTTTTTATCCTCGGTGAAAACTTCAGTAGTTATGCTT